ATGACTTTTGCATTAGCAGATTTAACTTTATATTCTAAACCATTTATAAAACAACTTTGCTCGTCTTGTGCTATAGATGCACCAAAATTAAACCATAATCTATTATGCATAGACAATGGATTTTGTATTTCATTTCTAAAAGTGCCTTCATATCTAACAACAAAATCTCTATAGTCATTCATTATGTTTTGTAAATGACGTTCAAATATTGGTTTTCTTGTATTATAATCTCGTGTTCTGTGATAAGCGTAATCAGTAGTTAAAACACCATTAAAATAATAAGTTCCTGTAATTGTTTTTTCATCACTAAAAACTAGTGTACTGTTATTTCGCTCTGCAAATTCTATATAAGAATTAGGTATATTTACATTAGCATTAGGTTCAGCAGATAAACCACTTGGTTTAAAATAATTACCAATAATACCTACATTATCAAAATATATATCTTCAACACCTGTACCACTATATGTACAATTTAAAACCTGTATGCCAATTTGATTATTAGTCAAACTAGTGGGGTAACCTGTACCATCAAAACTTACATCTATTGTCTGCCAATTATTAAAAACTTGTATCTCTCTAGTTATTGTGGTGCTTGTAGTAGTCCAAGTACTATTTACATCATCCCAATAATAAAAATTAGGTGGTGCGCTTGCTACTATTCTAAATTGTAATGTAAAGTTTGCAACACTATTTTCATTTTTATCAACAAAAATACCTATCTGCGACTTGACGCCAGTATAATAATAATTCCAACCTTTTGCTGTTTGTCCTACATAATCAGAATTAAAAACTAAAGTTTCTCCAGACGTAGGTGCGTTGACTAATTTGATAGCTTTGTTACCTTGTTGATTTGTTTCATCAGTAACTAAAGATGCATAGCTACTTAAAATCCAACCATATGAACCATACTCAAAACCAACATTTCTAGTATATTGATATACATTAGACTGTGTAGTTTTAAAATTATATCTAGCTTTATTTAACGGTTGTATATACTCTCTAACTAAATCGCTACCAATACTTTTTAATGTTGTAGGCACTATTCTTAATACAGAATCGTTACTAGATGATTGATAAACACCACTTGTATTATATAAATCAGTTTGTATGACTTCATCTGAACTACTTACCAACTGGTTTTTTATACTAGTTCGTATGTTGCTTACACTACCACCACTAGCTAAGGTGGTAAATATTGTATTTTTTACATTATAATCAAATATATTAGTGTTTTCTACTATATACCAACACCCATAAGATTGAAATATTCTACAATTATAGCTTCTTAATATAGCTTCTAATTGTTTTTTACAAGTTGGAACATCAAAGTTATTAATTAATTCATTACGCCCAGCTGTAATTAATATGCTTTTCATAACAGCTTTACGTGATGGATAAGTTGGACTCAAAGAGAAACCAGGTGTTATATCAGCTTGTACTTTAATATCTAAATCTAAATCTAAATGTGCTAATATAGTAGCAATTCTTGTTCTATTAAATATACCTGTATTTTCATTAAACGGTGATGTAAATAAAGGCGTTGAATAATTATCTAAAGTACCTAAACCATCATATGCTTTTAAAGTAAAAGCAACAGGATTTGATTTATATTCTTCAATATGTCTGTCGACTACTAAATAACCTATCCAATATGTTTGATAATTGTTGTTAGAGTCTTTGTAAGAAATTTTAACTTGATATTCACGTTCATCGTATTCATAAAAATTATCATAGCTTACATCGTCTGTTGTGAATAAATTTAAAGAACATACAGACCCAACTATAGGCGAATTATAATAATCGTCATTTGCGTTCCATCGAATTACTACTGGCTCTGCTTGACCGACCATAAAATTTCTTGGTCCTGAATAATTTTTTTTTAGTATTTCTAACCTTTTTCCAAAGCTTAAAACATCACTAAAATCTAATCTGTATTTAACACCGTATGCCATAAATTATATCATTCTATTTCTAGTAGAATTTGCACGCTCTAAAGCAACAATTAAATCTTGTCCCCTTAGTTCAAATGACCCTCCGACTTGTACGTTACTAGCATTGTTATTATTGCCAAGCATACCTTTTAATTTACTTAGTGGAGCTATTACTTCTGGATTGCTTCTTGCTCCTGGATATTCGCCAACTAGACCCATAGTAGGTGCGCTAACAATACCACCGTTTGCAAATTCAGTAGCGCTACTACCTCCAAAACCAGATAATTGTCCAAATAGCTTTCCAAATTTAAATTTACCACCTCCAATGCCACCTATACCTAAACCACCTAATATAGTTGATAATGCTAAAGCAGCTAATGCAGCAGCAACTAATTGTTTTATAATTTGACCTAACATTTGCCCTAGTGCCTTTACAAAATTTTTACCTTCCATCATAGCAGAAAATGCAGACATAAAAGAATTGCCAACTTCACTCATTATAGTTTCAATATTTAAACCTAATTCTTGCATTTTTGTTGCGAATGCATCAAATTTTTCATTATAACCTTCTGGCGTTCCTAATATTATATCTGGCAATGTCACTAATTGACTTAAAGCAGATGGCTGATTAATTTGTGTCATACCTTGCGCAAGTCCTGATTCTGTAGAATCACTACCTCCTCCTCCACCACCTCCAGAAAACATAGAATTTACCGCATTATTTATAATGCTTTTTGATTTAGCAACAGCATTATTAATACCCTTTTGTACTTGCTCAACTGTCTTTTTTTCTAGTTGATTACCTACTGAATTTGCAAAACTATCTGTTAATTCAGTTGCCAGTTCTTCTCCTGCATCGCTAGTAATTTTTTTACTTTCTATAAAACCTTCTTTTAATATATCTCCAAAAGATGCATCAAAACCATCTTTACTAAATGCCTTGATTAATTTCCACATTGTTTTAAAAACATTTACAAATTTCATTACAGATGCTTTTGCAGCTATAAAAACTGTTTTAAACACAGCACCTATAGCACCTATTGCTAATCTCAATAATCCAGATGAATTATATAAGTCTACAAATTGATTGTAAAGACCTACTACAACAGGCAAAATTTCATTCCAGTTTTGACTTATTACATATGCTATGCCAGCTAAACCAGCTGCTACTAAACCTATTGGTGATAGTAAAGCACCTAAAATACCTGTAAGTGTACCTGCCAACGATATAATAGTTGGTAACGCTATTACTACGCCACCTAGAGCAATAACTAATTTTTTTGTGATAGGACTTAATTCATTAAATCTTTGATATAGATTTTGTACAAAACTTGCAGCCTTTTGTAATAAAGGCACTACAGCAACTAATAATTGTTGCCCTAGACTAGTTAAAGTTTCTTTTGCGCCATTTAATGCTTTTTGAAATTTAAAGCTAGCAGATTGCTCTGTAGTTTTAAAAGCTTGAGATGTCATATCTAAAGTATTTTCCATTCTTGAAAAAATACCTTCAACTTCTTTTGCGTTTTTGCCTGTTAAACTCATTACAGGTAATAAGGCTCTAATGTTACCAAATACAGCAGTTGTAGCATCAGCATTACCGTCAAACTTTTCTGCTAATAATTGTAATGTATTTAATAATCCTTTTTCTTTTATGTTTTGTCTTATAAAATCTGCGCCTAATCCCATACCTTCTAGGGCTTCACGTGCTTGTTCGCTTGGACTTAATAATGATACTAATACACTTCTTAGTCCAGTAGCAGCTATTGATGCATTTGAGTTAGTTCTTGATACAGCCGCAAATGCAGCACCAAGTTCATTAAACTCAACACCCATTTCTGATGCAATAGGTACAACTTGTTCCATAGCTTGACCTAATTGCGCAGAATCTAAACGCCCTTCTTTTACAGCAGCAACTAAAACATCAGTAGCAGCTGCGGTAGATAAATTTTCTTTACCATATGCTGCCATAGCAGCAGTGTTCAATCTTGCAATAGTTTCGGTTTCTCCAAGTCCTGACGCTGCGGCTTTTAACGAAACTTCTAAAGTTTTTAAGGCATCAGAACCACGTAAACCTGCAGAGGTTATGAAGAATAAAGCATCAGCTGCTTCACGTGAAGATGTACCAGTGTCAATAGCAAGTTTTTTTACCGTTTTACCCATTTCATCAACAGAGTCACTTGCAATACCAACTAATGATTTTATTTTAGTCATAGACTTATCAAAGTCTAATGCCATCTTAACACTTGCACCACCAATTAATGTCATTGGCAATGTAAGAGATTGCAAAGATGAGCCTAGTCCTTTTAGTTTACCACCAAATGATTTTAGTTTGCTTGATGCACTTTTGATAGCTCCGTTTAAGCCACTAGCATCACCATTTATTTTTACTCTTAATGGTTGTGTTGCCATATCTTAGAATTTTAACAAAAATACAAAAAAAAAGACTCTTAATTTTTCTCTTTACTTTTGTTGACTTGTTTAAGAAATTTGTCGTATTGTTCTCTTGTGCTTTTTGGTTTATCCTTTTCTAAATAAACATCTTGTGGTAGTGGGAATAATTTATCAGGTGTAATCATATTGGCACGTTTATCTACATTTATATTAAATAAAATCATAGATAAATAACGCACACGTTCCCACTCTAAATTTTGCTTGATCATATGGGACTCACCGAGTAATTGATTTTCACCCCAAGTATGCGTCCAAAAATCACTTGGTGAAATCCCTATTTGACCGATATAATAATCTAAAATATCGTCCCAACTAATGGACGCTTTTACTTTCCCTTTTTTGTAGTTTTTGTGACCTTACGTTTTATACCAACGTTTAAATCATTACCAAGAATTTTAGATTCTAACATTACAGCAACAATATCTTCTAATTTAGATGCTTCTAAATCAGCTAACCAATTACCTACTGTAAACTCGTTGTAATCTATTTCATTATTTTCTTCTTGGTCAAAAGCTAAAAGCGCTGAATGTATCAACGCTCTTATGTTTTTTATAGAAACACCACCTTCAAAGATAGCGCCTATTTCATCTAATGATATACCTAATGATTCAGTAAAGTTCGCCCAAAAATTCATTGAAAAATGCATTGTACGACTTTTACCACCCAATTTAATGGTGTAGTAACCCCTTTTTCTATTTGCCATTTATGTTTTTTTTATGTTAGTTTGTTGACTTAGTAATTGCGCCAGTTAACGTAATTGAACCAGAATAGCTAACAGGACTTTCCATTTCAGCAGATTGCTCTAATGAAGATAAAAATCCTTCTGCTGTATAAACAGAATCGCCAGTCTCAGCTGTACCAAATACACAAGTAATTTGTGTTCTAGCTAATAAGAAATCAGCCATTTGAATTGCGTTTGATGAATCACTATAGTCTACTAATCCTTCAAATGAAATTTCACCACTTATTACACCAGCAATTACTTCTTGAAATCCGTTAGAATCTTTAGTTGTAGCTTCTGGTAAATCATTTGATAACGACATTGAACAACTAGTTGTGTGTCCAAGAGTTACTGTTTCGATTTTCAATAATAGGTTAGTTCCATTAAATACTGATGTTGTAGCCATTTTTTAAATTTTATAATATTTTATTTCTACAAATATACAATATTTATTTATTATGCAAGATTCCAATTGAAGTTAGCATTATTCCAAAATACATCTGTTGTATTCCAATATCTGTGACCACTTCTATCATCTTGAATGCTAAAAAAATCAGTTAATTGTATTTCTAAATCGTAGCTTACAACATTTTCTGCCTCAGCTATTGCTTCTACATTTACAATATAACCAGTGCCAGTTAGTGTCATTCCTAAAAAAGCCTCTTGTGTAAACACAAATTTATTTAGCTCTCTTGTGAGTACCATTGAGCTAAACTCTTCAAAGCCAAAGGTATCACTATAATCTATTAATCCAGATACTGATATAGTGCCTGATTTAACACCAGCAATTACTTCTTGAAAACCTGCTGATTGTTTTGTGGTTGATTTTGGTAAGTCTACGTTAAGATTAAAACTAGCACTTGTAGAATGTCCTAGCAATATTTCATTATGAAACAGCCCAAAAGATGTTCCATTAATATATGCCATTACTCTTTAACTTCTTCTTCTACTTCTTTGAATGATCCGTCTTTAAGGTCTACATTAATTTTTCCGTACTTTTCTACTAATTCATTTCTGAATTTTTCACTTTGTTCTTCTAAATTTTCGTAACCTTTGTGTAGTCTTTTTTGTTGTGTAGCTAATGCACCTAAATCGTGGTGTATAGCATTTCTAGTTCCTTCTAATTGTTGTAATTGTTTGAACTCTTCTTCAGATAAATTCCCCATTTTTGTTTTTGTTTATTATTAATTATTCGTTGTTTGGTAATGGCAATGTTACACTTGTAGGATTTTCTAACTCAGCTATTTGTGCATCTAAATTAGATTTTAATTCATCAACATCCATTAATGGTGTTATCCATCCTACAACTATATCAGTTGTTAAGTCAGCAAAAGGTATAAAATCTCCTTCAGGTGCTTCAACTGTTTGTGTACCTATAATTGTAGCTTGTTTAGTATCAGGTTCTGCTACATCATCTGATGCAGAATATCTCCAATGTACATTATAAACTACATCACTATTACCTTCTTCTAAAGGTCTACAATCTACTGCTGGGATGTCCCAAGAATATGTATTTGCCATAATTATTATTTTCTACAAATATACAAATTTATTTAATTATTAGTTTTCTAATTTAGTTATTCTTGTTTTTAAATCTTCTATTATTTCTTGTTGTTCTTTTATTGCGTTTATAAGTACTGAAGTTAATTCTGAGTAAGCTACAGATTTTAATCCCGTCTCAGGTGATTCTAATACAAGTTCTGGTAACACAGCTTCAACTTCTTGCGCTATAACACCAACTTTAGTAACATCTGTATTAAAATCAGTTCTATTATAGTAAACACCTCTAATAGCTTTGACCTTACTAATACAATCACTTATTTCAACTACATTTTTCTTAGTTCTTGCGTCAGAGTTTTGTGTCAACGTACCTTGTATAGTCATATTAGCTGTTGAGGCAAAGAACTGATATCTAGTAGAAGTTCCTTGTCTCCAATATATATCACCACAATTCATATCAAAATAAGTGTTTGCGTTATTTGTATGAAATCTAAAGTGATTAGCAGTTGCGTAATTACCTAAGT